TTTTTCATTATCTATAGTCATGTAAAACATCTTAAAGTCTATATGTTTTTTTATATTATTTTGTAATAAAAATTCAGAAGCTGAACTTAAAAAATCAAAATCGTAAAAATTTGTAGGCTCATTTTCAGATATAGATTTTAATTTATTATTAGCATCATTTAATTTATTTTCAAAATCTTTTTTCTTTATTAAATAATCTTTTTCACTAATACCCTTTTCATCAAAATAATATAGATCATCTAATCTTTTTAAGGCTTTTTTAAATTTATTTATTTCTCTAGTTAGTTTTATTTCTTCACTATTTACTTTCATATCTTTACTTTCTGTATCTGGTAAAGGTATAAGCTTATTATTTATGTTTAAAGACACATATATATTAAATAAAGTATCTTCAGTTAAATCAATATCTTTAAAATCAATACCATTTAATAAAAAAGATTTAATGTCATCTATACTATTTATTTGTTTACTATTATTTATAAGATTTATAAAATTAATTAAATAATTAATAACAAATGGACCTAAAGTTACATCTGTAACTATTTTATTATTACAAGTTTCTTTATGAGAATTAGAACAGCGATATCTTGATGGACGAAATCCATCTTTTCTAGGTCTATCTTTAGCACCATACATATTACCACCACATACATTACATCTTAATAATCCTCTGAAAATATGAATTTGATTATATCTTCTATTTTTACTGTGATTAGTTCGAGCATTTTCATCCATAATATCATTACATTTTTGCCATTGCTTTTTAGAAATTATGGCCTGATGATTATTTTCTTTTATAATCCATTCACTGGAATCTTTTAATTTACCTCTTGCAGATTCACGATAATTATATCTATATGTTCCCATATAGAAAGGATTTCTTATAACATCACAGATAGTTTTAGTAGTCCAATTACCTCCACGTTTAGTTTTAATATTATTTTCCACTAAATAATCAAGAACTCTATTAGCAGATTGTTCTTTTTCATATATATTATAAATAGACTTTATTATTTCTGATTCTGCATTATCTATTAATGGAAAAGCAGAAGAAGCATCCCAATAATACCCTAGAGGAACATTAGCACCATTCCAACGACCTTCTTGAGCACGATTAATCATAATAGCAGATACTCTTTCAGATGTTAAGTTTCTTTCAAGTTCTGCAAAAACAAGAATTATCTTTAGCATTGCTTCACCCATTGCAGAAGAAGTATCAAATTGCTCATTTTTAGATATAAATGTGCAATTGTATTGTTTTAACTCGTTATACATGCTACAAAAATCTAATAAATTTCTAGAAATTCTATCTATTTTCCATACAAGTAAATGGGTAAATTCATTTTTTCTTATTCTTTCAAACATATTTTTAAAATCTGGTCGTTCTGTATTTTTCCCAGAATATCCAGGATCTTTAAAAACAACATAATTATTACTACCTAATACACATTCACAATAATTTTTTAAATCTTGTTCTTGGAAAGGTAAAGATTCTTTATCTATTTGATGATGAGTTGAAACTCTACAGTAAATTGCTATTTTCATAAGAAAATCCTCCTAATTAATTTTTTTTGAATGATATTTCAACATGATACCCTAATGCATTTGCAATTTCTTGTATATCATTTAATTTCAAATTATTTCTTTTTAGTTTAGCAGTTAAATTTTGACTACTTGTATTAAGTAAGTTTGCCAATTTAGAAACATTTAAATTTTCATCTATTAAAATTTTTTTTATTTCTTTTTCTATATTTATCAAAATTAATCACCTCTTAATAATAGTTTGTACATTTAGTAAGATAATAAACATAAAAATTTAAAATTTCAATAAAAAAATTTAAATTAGGAATTATTTTGTTTAATTTTTTAGGGTATGAAACTATAACTGTGGATTAATAAGAAAATGTACTTTGACAAGTGAATATAAAATTCATTACTTAAAATAACTTTAACTGTGGAGATTATGACTTTAATTGTGGTATAATAAGGTATAAATTTTAAGGAGGGATTTATATTGGATAAAATTAATACTAATACGGAAATTACCGAAATAATAGATTTGTTTGAATGGGCTTTTAAAGATGCGGATTGCCACAATTTTAATCCAGAAAGCGAAATCCGTATAGGAATAACATTTAAACAACTCCAAATATTATTAAGTGTATTGCATGAAGAATATGGAATATATAATGATTTTGATTATGATTTATAAATTCAAAGGGGGATACTATGGATAAATTAGAATTTCTAAGCGATAAATATTTGATGGAAATGTATGAATCATCTAAATTTTTTGGGTGTGGAATATATGTAACATATGAAAAGGCACAAGGATTTAGACATAACTTAGTCCATCCATGTTGTTGGGATTTTATAAGTTTTGAAAATATAGAAGATACAGACTGTATGAGCAAAGCAGAAGCAAAAGATTATGATTGGTCTGTATATAATTATACTTTTGATAGCAACGATATATCAAATGGTGTTTATGATAGACATCCGTTTGAAAACTATACTTTAAAAGAGATTTTAGAGGTGGTTGGTGAAAATGGATGGAACTTTGAAGGTATGTAATGTGAATAAATTTGACAAAAGATTAAATGAAATAAAGGATAAGACAACATGAATATACTAAATTTACCAGAATTTGAAGTTTTAGACACAATACAAGATGACCACGATATGACGGTAGTAGTAAGACCAGTTAAAGAGCCTGTGGCTTGCCCAGGATGTGGTGGAGTTGAATATTATAAGCATGGTAAATCCAAGCGATTTGTGAGGGATTTAAACAGCTTTGGAAAACGTGTAGGGATTGAAATACATACACATAGATATAAATGCAGATACTGCAATACAACATTTAGTCAACATTATAAGAGCATTGACGATAGAGATAAAATCACTATACGTTTAAGAGAGCAAATAGAAAAAGAATCTCTTAAAAAACCATTTGCTAATATAGCAGAGGAATATAGTGTTTCTCCTACTACAGTAAAGCGAATATTTAATGCCTACATAGAAAGGCTAGAAAAGGATATGACCTTCCTTACTCCAGTTATATTAGGAATAGACGAGGCGCATCTTAACAAGAATATGAGAGCCGTTTACACCGATATAATTGGACGTAAGGTATTGGATATCCAGCCAAGCCGTAAGAAATCCGATGTAAAGGATTTTTTAAGCAAATTGCCTAACAAGGAGAACATAGAAGTAGTAACCATAGATATGTGGAGATACTACAAAGAGGCAGTATATGAGGAGTTGCCAAAGGCTCAGGTAATCGTTGATAGATTCCATGTAATACAATTAGTCAACAATGCACTAGAGGGCGAGAGAAAGGCTTTTAAAGGCTCATTAGATAAAAAACGAAGGTCTAAGTTGTTAAAAGATAGATTCTTGTTACTAAGGAACAAAGAGGATTTAAATGCTAGACAGATTTGGGATATGCAACTGATGTTTCTGGACTTTCCACAGTTAAAGTTAGCCTATGAGTTAAAAGAACAATTTAGGGATATCTATAAACACGATAATCGAGAAGATGCTTTAAAGGCTTATAAGGACTGGAAGAAAGCAGTTCCAAAAGATATGAAATACTATCAAGATGTAATCAAAACAGTTGATAACTGGCAGTATGAGATATTTAACTACTTTACTTGTAGAATTACAAATGCTTATACAGAAAGTTTAAACAACTTGATTAAGAACATCGAGAAAGCTGGTAGAGGTTACTCTTTCGAGGTGCTTAGAGCAAAGGTATTATTCGGCACATCAGCTACTAGAAAACCTAAATATACAAGAGCAAATACAAGTAACAAAACATATACATTTACTACGGCATTTAATTGGAATGATTTCGTAGGAAGTACAAAATTAACAGAAGGTTTTGGAGTAGATATTCCACAACTACTAGAGGTATTAGAGAGTGATAAATTTTAATTCACTCTCTTTTCTTTTCCACAATTAAAGTTATATACCCATTTTTTAAAATGAGTTTTAAAATAGATAAGAAATAAAAAAAATTTTGTAAAATATAATGTGAAAGGTAAATACAAAAAATAATAATATATTGTCGTAAAAAGTGCATAAATTTTATAAAAAGACTTATAAAAAGGTAAAATAGGTAAAAATGCCTTTTGTTGATGAAAACGTATTAAAATAAAAATTAAAACAGAATGTCTTTGATTGAAAAATGTAAATAATTAGATTATAATAGTGTTAATTAAAAAACATCTGTTCGACAAAGGGGGGATTAAACTGTGAACGATGATAAATATATAGAAGCTATTGTAAGAATGTTAAAAAACATAAAAGACAGTAATAAATTAAAGAGAATTTATAAATTAACATTGTATTTATATAAAAAAAAATAATCCAGCTTAGCTGGATTATTTTAATTATCGGATGATTTTATTTCTAAAAATTTATCTATTATTTTTTCAAGAGTTTTCAATTCATTTTCATCTAACTTTGCAAAAGTTTTAAAAAGATTTTTATGAAATTCATTTTCACCACACATTATATTATCTATAAGCATTTGATAATCTTCATTATCATCTTGAATAAACATATCTCCATTACCAGATGTAAGCCAAATATAATCTACATTAAATTGATTACAAATTAATTTAATATTTCTTTCAGTTATTGAAGTTCTACCTGTTTCTAAATCACTTATACTTGCAGGCTTTAATCCTATTTTTTGGCCAAACTCAGCCTGAGACAGTTTCAAGTGTTTTCTAAGCTTTCTAATCCTTTCTCCCATATTCAAAATAAACACCTCCTATTACCATAATAAGGGTAACCCAAAAAAAAATCAACAAAAAAACAAAAAAAGGTTGAAAAAAATGGATAACCCATATATAATTATAAATAAATAAGGGTAACCCAAGCGAAAGAGGTGAGAAAATGAAAAATAAAAAGCGTGAATTAATAACAAATATAGCTGAAAAATTTGTAAATTTATCAGAAAATGAAAAATCTTTTATTGCAGGTTATATGGCAGGTAAGCAAGACCTACTTTTTGAAATAAAAGAAAAAGAAGAGTCAAACAAAAAAAATAAGGCGAATTAATTCTCGCCTTATAGAGGGGGACTTTTATATGGGGACAAAGGAATCTAAAAGATTTGGGGATATGTGGAGATATCTGAATGAAATAGGGATATATACTACAGAACAACTCAAGAAGGAAATTAATAGTAAACCAACTAAGAAACAGGAAAAATTACATACATATATAAATACAGATGTAAAATTTGAAACATTTAGGGATATATTACCAACATTAAACTATTATAAGGCATTTCAAGAACAGGTAGAACATATTACAAATGAAGAATTGAACAAAAAAATAAAAATAGCATTAAAAAAAGTAGAAGAATGTGAAAAAAAATTAAAAAAAGAGGAAGAAAAACAATTTAGTGTAGATAGAGTGAAAAATTGTAAATTTAATCTCTGTCGTGCAAAGTTTGAATTAAATTTATTAAAACAAAAGTTAAATAATCAAGGGGGAAAAGAATATGAAACACCTAGAAGATTTGACAGTTAAAGAATTAAGACAAGCAGCAAAAGAACTAAATGTAAAAGGAAGAAGCAAAATGAATAAGGCAGAATTAATTGAAGCCTTAAAGACAAGAGAACCAAAGAAAGAAAAAACAGAAGAAAAGACTAATCAAGAAGCTAATCAAAACACAGATCATAAAGTAGTAAGAAAAATAGTACAAAATAAAAATACAGATTCTAAAGGACTAATCAGAATATGGCACGATGTAGTGAGAACATTACCACCAGGAACACCAGTAACAGTTAAGATGTTTTCAGATGAAGATGTAATAAAAACATTTACTGGAAGACTTAAAGAAGGCAATAGAAAAAGGGATGATGGATTGCCAGATGTTTTTATAAAAATAAGAGCTAAAAAACCTTTCAATATACAACTTTACGATAACATTCAAGTATTTATGACAGAAAAAGATTATCAGAAAGCACGATATGGTGAGTAATTTTTATACTCTGAAATAAATTCTGAGTAGTAAAGAGAAGGGGGAAAGATAAAAAATGGTAGTTTATTTCAAAGATGAGGAAACAATGGTTATAGAAACAGAAGGCAACAAAGTAGAAATCAAAATAAAAGATAAAAATCAAGATAAAAACTTGAAATTAGAGTTTGAAAAATAGCTAGAAAAATTAAAGTAAAATCAAGTCGAGAGTTGCACCAATCACGGTGTTTATCGACTTGATAATACTATTAACTTTAGAACATATAATAAATAATTTTAATTTATATTATTTATGATTTGGGGGAAGTAAAAATGTCATATATACAAAAGACAATAATATCAGGGAAAGTAGTAGAAGTTATAAAACAATATGACAGAAAACACTTCCCTAAAGGTAAACATACTAAATTTAATAAAAGTGATATTAGAGGACCAAAAGAAAATAAAACTACTGAACAACAAGAAAAAGTGAATTATAGACAAAAAGAATTAAAACTTACTAGACTATTAAATTGTAACTTTCAAGGTGGAGATTATCATATAGTTTTTTCTTATAAAGAAGATCTTAGACCAAATAGCATAGAAGAGTTAAAAGACGATAAAAAGAAGTTGCTAAGAAAAGTAAGAACTGAATATAAAAAACAAGGAAAAGAACTTAAATATATAGCAGTAGCGGAAGTAGGAAAAAGAAAAGCATTACATTTCCATTTTGTTGTTAATCAAATTGATACGAGTATATTCCAAAAATGTTGGACAAAAGGATTTATAAAAATAAGTCTATTAGATAATTCAGGACAATATAAAGATTTAGCGGCTTATTTATTAAAATATACTAAAACAAATAAAGAAGAAGCTAAACAACTTAATGGTGCTGCATGGAACAGTAGTAAAAATTTAGACAAGCCAGTTGTAAAAGTAAAAGTAATAACAAGAAGTCAATTTTTTAAAGAAGAAGTAACACAATCAAAAGAATATAAAGAGTATTACTTAGAAAAAGATAGTGTTTATACAGGCTTTAATGAGTTTACTGGTTATAAATTTTTTAAATACACACTAATTAGATTGAATTGATAGGGGGAATTGAGTTGAGTAAATATAGTAAAACATATTATCTAAGAGAAAAAAGAGAAGATTCCGAACAAATGCAAATTATAAATTACTGTAATAGTATGAGTGCATATATACCAGAATATGAAATGATTTATCATATACCGAATGAAGGTAAAAGAAAAAATGGGGCTAAGCTAAAAAGAATTGGATTAAGAAAAGGTGTGCCAGATTTGTGTATGCCAGTACCTCGAATGGGATTTCATGGCCTATACATAGAACTTAAAAAAGATAGTACTAAAAAGGCAAGTAAAGAGCAACAGGAATGGCTATTTAAGTTAGAGCAACAAGGATATGCAACATCACTTTGTTATGGAGCAGTTGAAGCAATTAATCTTATAACTGCTTATATGGATTCTGACTATGAGACATTCAAAGATAACTATAGAAATGCGAAAGGTGAAAAAAGATACTAATAGGGGGAATAAACAGTGATAATAGATAAATTTATTGTACACATGCTGGATATAAATTTAGACAAACCGATGTTAGCTGACTTTATAGGAAAAGATTATTCAGATGTAGATAAATTCTTAAAGAAGCTTATAACAAAATGCCAAAAACATGATGAAACAATGAGGGCAAAATGGAAATATGCTGAAGAGTTTATTCAAGATTGTTGTAACAGCATTTTTGAGGATGAGGATAATTTCACAAATGCGAGTAAACAAATAGCAGCACATTATTATGACTTAATGAAGAATAACAATATATTAGAACCAGTAACACTTGTTATATGTCAATATACAGTAAAGGCAACCCCAAATATAGCAATTATGAGACTGGAAAATAAAAAGACATATAGTACAACAGTAGATCTTATAGAAGATAAATTTAATATAAACATTATTGAAAATAAGAAAACAATTTCAACTACATTAAAACAATGTGCATTAATACATGAAGAAAACTTAATGCCACTATATGACTTAGTAATATTAGATAAAGAATCAAGTGAAGAATCAATATTTAAGGAATTTTTAAAAGCTGAAATAATAAGAGATGACACATATAAAACTAGAGTATTTATAGACATAGCACAAATGTATATTGATGTAGGCTTTGAAAAAATGGATAAAAAAGAAGATGCTATAAAGACATTGGAGTGTATGCTTGATACAACAAGTAACATGGATATAAACAAGTTTATAGATTTAAGCGGTATAGATAGAGCTATAAAAGTAACATTAGAAAAATATAATATCTATGACAGTTTTAATATAGATAAAAAAGTAGTAGAAAAAGAGTTTAAAGTAAGATCAATAAAAACGGATACTGGATTTGTTATAAAAAATAAATTTAATGCATTTAGGGATAGTAGTAAATACAGAATTGTAAATAATCCAGATGGAACAACGGATTTATTGATAAAAAATATTCAGTATTTTAAGGAGGGGTAGATATGAGTGGATTAACACCAGTAAATTTTAATAATGAAATAGTAATAACAACTAAAACATTAGCAGAAGTTTATGAATGTGAAGTGAGTAATATAAAACAAAATTTTCACTATGCTAAAGATAAGTTTAAAGAAGGTAAACATTATTATGAACTAAAGGGGGACGAGTTAAAGGACTTTAAAATGTTGGTAGAAAATTCTAACCAACCTCTATATAGAGAAATTAAATTTGCACCTAAATTATATCTATGGACTAAGCGAGGTGCATCAAGACATTGTAAAATGTTAGGAACAGATAAAGCATGGGATATGTTTGATTCATTAGAAGAAAATTATTTTAATCCTAAAGTAGCACAATTAACAGAAGAGGACCAAGCAATATTAAGTATAGTAAATTCATCTACTAAAGCTGAAACAGCCTTAGCTATTAAGAATTATAAAGAAATAGTAGAAAAACCATTACAAGATACAATTGAAAAGCAATCGGATACGATAAATGAATTGTTACCTGCTGCAAATTATACTAAAAAAGTTTTAGAAGATAATAATACATTGCTTACTATAACACAAATAGCAAAAGACTTTGGAATGAGTGGACATGCTTTAAATGATTTATTACATGATTTAGGAGTCCAATATAAACAAAATGGTCAATGGCTTTTATATAGTAAATATCAAGGTAAAGGGTATGCAAGAACTGTTCAATCAGAGGTTAAAAATGCAAAACCACAAACAAAGTGGACTCAAAAGGGGAAAAAGTTTATACATGATATTTTAAGAAAAAATGGAATAAAAACTGTTTGGGAGCAACAACAAGAAGTATTGCAAGTTGAGCAACAATCATTTAATTTAAATTAAAAATATGGAGGGATAAGATTATGAATTACAAAATAAACACACTTATTGGAGATATAAAGATAGAAAAAACAAGTTCACTAATAGCAACAGTTGGAGATATAAGAGCAGAAAAAGAAGCTGATGCACATTGGGTAAATATATTTATAAATGACAATTCAGATATAGGATACTCATTTATAGATCAAATTGAGTTATCTGAAAAAGATGATATAGAAACAAAAGAAGAATTAGTAGTTTTTATTATGAACTGGTATTTTAAGAACGTTCAAGTTGTAACAGAAAAACAAAATGAAATAAATATACAAAAAGCAAAAGAGTATAGAGAAGATTTAGAATATAAAAAAGCAGTAGAGGATTTAGCAAAATATACAGAAGAACAATTATTCGAGGAATTAGAAAAAAGAGGACTATGTAAAACAGAGATCTTAGAAGATAAAGCATCTAACGATTATTTAATTTTGGAAGAAATTAAAGCATCATTAGATAGACACCTAAAAACAAAAATAAAGAATATAGGTAACAGAGAAAGAGAAAATGAAATAGTTTTAGATAAAATAAACAGACTCCTTAGTATTTATGAAAATCTAAAACAAAATGAACATGAAAAAATTAATTAAGTACATAAGTTTCAATCTTAAAAGACCTTCTAATTTAGATATTTACAAGATTAGAAGGTCATAAAAGGGGGAGTAAAAATGTATGAAGCTGTAAAAGAAATTACAAATGATTTAATTAAAAAGAAATACATAAAAAATGAAAAAGATATAGCTTTACATGTAGATTCAAAACTAGATCAGTATTGTTTTAGATTTAGTAATCTAAAACAAAGAGAAAATTTAAAACAAAGCATAATAGAAAATGCATTGAAAGGCCGTTTGGAAGTGAAAAAGCCTAAGGTTGTTAGAAATAGAAAAAAATCAAGAAGAGAAGGAAGAAGTTTTATAGTAGTTGACTTTTGTAAAAAAGGTAAAATTCATTCTTATAATTCTTTAGCAGAAGGGTGCAAAGAATTAAAACTGGACCCAAGTAGAATAGGTGACTTTTTAAGAGGAGAGGATTACTACTATTTACCTAGAAAAAGAAAATGGATTATCAATACAGACATGGAGGAAAATGAAGTGATAATAGAACACTTAGAAGAAATAGTGGAAAATGCAAAAGAGTTATATGAAGTAGAAAATAAATGTGCATATACAGGGAAAATGAATATGAGAGAAGCTATTGATATGGCTATAAAGATAACAGAAGAAAGAATAAAAAATGAATATAGATTTTAAGGAGAAGTAGGAATGATTAAATATATATGTGATTGTTGTGGAAAAGAAATAAAAAAAGGTGAGATTAAACAAATAAAAGTACATAATAATTATACCAATAGAGTAGAAAAGGAAGGAATACATTGGTGTAAAGATTGTGTATCTAATAATGGAAAACCTGGATTTAATTTTCCTATTTTAGATACATCAGGAATAGCATTTGAAGTAGAACTGGATAAATTAAAAGAAGAAACAGAAGAACTATTAGGCGCTGCAATTAAATATAAAACAAATGAAATTGTAACAATAGACAATGTAATAGAAGAAAGTTACGATGTGATACAAGTAGTTGTAAATATTATTGATAGATTAGGACTTATGGATTATATGCAAGAAGGCTTAGAAAAGCATATAGAGAAGCTAAAAGGTAGAGGATGGAAGTTTAAAGAGGTGAGTAAAGAATGAAATTAATTTTATTTATAGGAATTTCATTAGTTTTTAGCAGCGGTTTTGTAGCAGGAGCAACATGGAATTACATACATACTATTAATAGACAAGTAGAACGTATAGATAGATATTTAGAAGAAGAAACAAGAAAATTTAAAGAAAAAGAGGGGAATAGATAATGAATAGTGTAGTATTGGTTGGTAGATTAACAAAGGACCCAGAACTAAGATATATACCTGGTACTGGAACTGCAGTTGCAACATTTACAATGGCAATAAATAGAGATTACAAGAAAAAAGATGGAAAAATAGAAACAGACTTCATACCTGTACAAGTTATAGGAAAAGCAGCTGAATTTTGTGCAAATTATATAACAAAAGGTAGATTAGTAGCAATTCAAGGAAGCATAAGAGTAGATAGATATGAAACACAAACAGGGGAGAATAGAACATTTACAAAGGTAAGTGCAAGAAATATAAAACCTTTGGACTATGTGAAAAATGACAATAGCAATTCAAATGTAGATACAAGTCCAAGTTTTGAACCGGCAGAAGGATTAGATCCAAATGGATTTACAGCCATAGATGATGAAGAGATACCCTTTTAATTTTGACAGTACCGAGATAATGACATTTAGAGATAAACAAAATAATATAAAGCATTTAGTAGGTAAAGAAGAATACTACAGTAGTAAAGAAGGATTCTATAATTACTTAGTAGGAAACAATATTCAATGCAATTTGGAACAAATAGAGGAAAAATATATAAGATATTATCCTATATTACCAAAGAAAGCAGAAGAAGCTTATAAAATAGCAGAGGGTGAAGGATACACCTTCTGCAAACCTACTAGAGGAGCATTTTTAGTATATGTACTGAAATTAGATAAATAAAGGGGTGAATTAAACAAGATGAATATAGCAGAGAGAAATGAATTAATAGAAGATAATTTAAATCTAGTCTATTTTATGATCGAAAAACACTTTGCAACTTATGTAGATAGAGATGAGTTGATAGGTATAGGATATGAAGGAATTATAAAAGCTGCAGATAAGTTTGATAAAAGTAAAAATATAAAGTTTTGTACTTTTGCTTGTAAATGTATTCACAATGAGATTACTAAATATTTAAATACATTAAATTACCATTGTAGAAAAGCAAATATGGTAGCTTGTTCAATTGATAATAAAATAGAAGATTGCATAGGAGAAGATTTAACTTTTAAAGAAGTTCTTAATATTAATGAAGACTATTCTATAGTTGTTGCAGAAGAAATATTAAATAGAGCTAATTCTTTAGTTGCAAATGGTAGATTTATTTTAGAAAAAAGAATTGCTGGATATACATTTAGAGAGATAGGCCAAATGTTGAATATAACAGGCCAAGCTGTGATGAAAAGGTTATCTATAATAAGACAGTATTTAAATTTAAAAGAGGCGGACAATGAAAACATTAACTAAATTTGAAAAAGAAGAAATAAAAACAATCAAGTATGAGCAACTAAGTTTTATATAGGAGGATATAAAGAAATTGAATACAGAAGAAAAAAACAAATTAGCAGAAGAAAATTTAGGATTAGTTTATTTAGTTGTAAACAAAGAATTTACTTATGAAAAAACTACAGAAAGCGATAGAGAAAACTACATAGAAGAAGGTATGATTGGATTAGCAAAAGCTATTAATACATTTAATCCAAGTAAAGGTGCTAAATTTAGTACATATGCTTATATTTGTATAAAAAGTGAAATAAATTGCTATGTAGCAAAACAAAAAACTTTAAAAAGAAAAGTAGAATATACGTGCAAAAATTCAATAGATGATTATATTGAAGATGAAGAAGGTTTAACATTTAAAGACCTTATGATTTATGAAAAAGATGACTATACTTCTAAAGTTGATTTAGAACATTTATTAAAAGTACTAAAAAAAATAGAAATCGAAATATATGACATAAGAAAAATCATTATAAAGAAATCAGAAGGTTATAAAAATATAGAAATAGCAAAAATGATTGGAGTAGAAAAAAATACAATTAAACATAGAATAGATAAAGCTAAAATAAAACTGATTGAATTAGGAATAACAGCATAAGGAGGTTTAAATGAAAGAGATAACAAAAGAAAGATTAATGCATATAGCAAATGATATACAGGCAATAGAAATGTCGGAAATGACTAATGCTATATTAGCAGTTAAACTCGAAAAAAACATAACAGACAAAGTAAAAAGAACAAATTATATAAACTCTTTGAAACAATTAATTATTAAGAAAGATATAAAAATATATTTTGATAATTTATTAGATCATGGAGAAATAAAAATATATTTTAAAAACGGAGATATAAGAAATTACTTAGTAGTAGATTAAGTGAAAAAATGATTGGAGCTCAAGTGAAATATAATAAACTGACATTCTTTTAGGAGGTGACAACATGTTACAGATATTAGAGCTATTCGGAGGAATTGGAAGCCCTAGAGTAGCACTTAGAAATCTAGGAGTACCAGTAAAAGCAATAGATTACATAGAAATAGATGAAAAAGCTGTTAGAAGCTATAATGAGATATTCAAAAATGAATTAGAATATAAAACTCAAGATGTAAGAGGCTGGAATCTTAAACCAGATATACTGATTCATGGTTCACCTTGTCAGAGCTTTAGTATTGCAGGTAAACAACAAGGAGCAGATGAAGGAAGTGGAACAGAATCAAGCTTAATGTGGGAAACGATTAATATAATAAAGCAAATGGGGATATGGAAGCCTAGAGTAGTTATTTGGGAGAATGTAAAAAATGTTTTATCAAAGCATATGATAAAAAACTTTAATCGATATTTGGAAGAAATGCAAAAACTAGGTTATACAAATTCATTTGAAATATTAAATGCTATGGATTTTGGATTACCTCAAAATAGAGATAGAGTGTTTACTATAAGTTGTTTAGATGGAACATATTTTAATTTCATGGAACTACAAAGAAAACAATTAAGACCACTATCAGACTTTTTAGAAGATGAAGTTAGTGAAGAGTATACAGTAACTCAACCAAGCATTTTAAGAGGTATAGGTAAAGCAGGCACGATAAAAAGAACAACTGTTATAAAAGATTTTGCCTATACCATTACTGAAAGACAAGATAGATGCCCAGCACAAGTTATTGATCTAGGAAATAATAAGTACAGATTTCTTACAGATAGAGAGTGCTGGAGATTACAAGGCTATTCTGATGAAGATTATAATAACGCAGCTAAAGTGAATAGCAAAAGAGCATTATATAAACAAGCTGGAAATAGCATACCAACTACAATATTTGAGGCTATTTTTAAAGTACTATTAGATTTATAAGGGAGTGATAGCTTGATATTAGCAAGATACAAAGAATTAGTCGAACTGGCTAAGAAATACATAGAAAAGGGATATAGCACATTGGAAGCAATTAAATTAGCTGAAAAGGAATTGGAGGGACTATATGAATAAAAGAATAAAGATAAAAAAGGGCATCTGGCATAAAGAATGTGATTGTAGATGTGATAACTTTATAAGAATTTTAAGAGGAAGTGCATTATTAGTTTTTAATTGCAAGAACTGCAATTTAAGACCAGAGAGGGTAAGAAATGTAATATTGACTATGTTAGATGAAGATGAAGAAATACAAGAGTATACATATAGAGAAGAAGCTATAAAGACAATGTATAAAGAGAGAGTAGTAAATCCGATTATTAATGCTATGAAAAATCATAATTATAGAAAAATAATATTACCAATATATGTACCAGGAGTAAAAATAAAAGATATAGATATTGAATTTATGAAAAGACAAATTGAAGCTAAAAAATTAGAGATAATCAAATTTGAGTTATCCTCAATACAATATAGATACACATATAACATGGTTATAGAAATAAAAAGAAAAGATGTTACTATATATGATCATCATAAGCAAAACAATACAATTCATTTGATAGGAGGAAAATAAAATTATAGGCAATATATACGAAAATAAAGAATTACTGGAGGGATAATAATGGAAGATAGAAAAGAGTTAATAAAAGCACTTAAATTAATTAAGGAAACTTGTAAATCTGTATCAAGTAAGGAATGCGATAATATGCGAGAATTTGGGAATTGCCCTATATGTGAAATATTAGGAGATTGCACTCAAAAGGAAGTTCCAGAAGATTGGATTATATCAGAAAAGTAGATATTAGGGGGGAATAAAAGTGGAGGATAAAAAGAAAGGCAAAGGCGATAAACAGTTTAAAAAAGCTGAACGAAAATTATATGATTATAAAGGATTAAAAGCAGATGTTGAGTGCCTGGAATATGAATTACTAATCCTAAAAGATGAATACAATGGCTGTAAAGCTATTACATATACATCAGAAACAACAGGTGTGACAAATAACATAACAGACACAGTATATGAAGAGTTAATAAGAAAAGAAAAAGATATACTGGATAAAACAAAAAAGATTAATAAAAAGAAAATACAAATAAAAAAAGTTGAAGCTGCAATCAGTCTATTAGATGAGACAGAAAAGAAAATTGTAGAAGCTAGATATTTTAGCAATGATAGAAGAAAAAACAATTGGAATCATATAGCTAAATTAACTGGTTACTGCGATAGACAGTGTGTAAACATAAGAGATAATTTAATAGAAAAAATAAAGAACAGATTATAGGTGCATGAAAAAATTCAGAAGGATTTCAGAATTATTTCAGAAATTTTTCAGAAAACATATGTTACACTTATATTGTAGATAAATATTTGAAAACCCCAGACTCATGAATGATGTTTTAAAAAGACTGATGTATATAAACTTTATGCATCAGTCTTTTTATGTTTAAAGGAGTTGAAACAAATGGGTAGATATATAGATATAAATAAAGTATTAGAAGCAACTATAGAAGTACCTCAGAAGTATTGGGATATGGAAGAACTCATGAGAGAGAAACCTAATTTCGATAAGTCTGTAGGATCTAAGAAAATATATGAAAGAAAAGAATATGCTATATACAGAGTAAAGAGAGGATATATAGTACATAATACCAAGAAACATTTTGAGGAAGGACATACACATATACATAACTATAATAAAGCTAAGAGCATAATAGATTTAGCTGTAAGAAAAAAGATGCCTAATACACCAAGGAAATGGGAAATAGAATGTTTATTAAGAATAGTAAAAGATGAAAAATATAAAGAGAAATTAAGAAACTTATTGTTAGAATTAAAATAAATGTTGCGAATATTAATATAAGCAGATACTCTTTAATTAAGATTAATAACTAAAGGAGTGAGTTTATGGGAAATATAAAAAGATTATTAGTAGTATTATTAGTATGTATGATATCTATTGGATGTGTTGCTTGTAGTGGAACAACATCAGAAGACAGCAAGGTTAACCTAGAAGATATGACAGGTTCAGAGAAAGTTGATTACTTTATAACAAAAGGAAAAAATGATTATGAAGCTGTAAAGAATGATGATGATAAGTTGACTGACTTAGGGGTACAATATATAAAAGATATTGGTGAATATGTAGATAACAAGAGCCAGTTTGATAGTAATGACAACATGGAAGATATAATGACAAAAGGTAGCTTTCTAGAACAGTATGGAAAAGATAAAATGGAAATGTTTAAAACATCAGGACAAGAAGATAGTAACGGATATAAAACGGCTAAAGAAGTTAACTCTTTAGGAATGAATGCAGTGCAAATGGTTAAGTATGTTTATAGAGAAGCTGAAATAAAAGAAGATGACTCTACAAAAGCAAATATAAAACAAGTAAAAGAGAGTCTAGAACAATTACAATAATATATGATATATAAAGGATCTTATTATAATTAATGAGGTCCTTTATTATTTAGAAGGAAAGATAATGAATAAGAAATTGGAAAATAAGATTAATAAAGAACTTATAATACCTAAAATAGAGTTTCAAAAACAAAATAAGGAGATAACTAAGTGGATAGAAAAGTTAGTTCAAGAAAACAAGATTATATTATTCTATCACAGTGCCAAATGGAAAAAAATGAGGAATGTGGTACTTCATGCTTATCATAACGAATGTGTATTATGTAAGTTAGATGGGAAAATAACAACACATGATAATAGATTAAAGAATGGAGATTACAGAGGATTGCAAATACATCATATGAAGGAAATAGAATTAAATCCAGAGCATGGGCTTGAACCAATCATTACAGATTTAATTACAGGGAAGAAGATAGTTAATCTAATTCCCTTATGTAATTATCATCATAATATGATACACGGAAAAGAAAATAATATATTGAAAGTAAAAGAACAGTTAAATAAAGAACGATGGTAAAATAAATTAGTTTATGAGACATGGGGGAATTAACATGAATAAATTAGAAAGGGACTTTATAGAAAAGTTTGATTCTATTCATGGAGATAAATGGGAATATGTAAGTGGATACATAAATAATAAGAGTAATATATTGATTAAGTGTAAAGACTGTAGAGAAATAAGAAGCGTTTCTGCGGATAGAAGCAAAAGAAAAGATGCTAATATACTTTGTAAAAAATGCAATGAAAATAATTTTAAAAAGTCATTTGATAACAAATACATAAATGTATATGAATATATAAGAAGAGAGCACAAAGTAAATGATTTTAATAAGGATACACATATTGTTAAATGTTTAAAATGTGGAAAAATTAATAAATGGAAAGGTTCTACATTATATAATGAAAAGTTTAGTTGTAATCATTTAACAGAAAAACAAATACAACAAAGAAGATTAGAGAATGAAATAAATAACACTATACTTGAATTAAGAAAAGAAATAAAAGATATAGAGAATAGGAATGATTTATTTAAAAAAGAATTAAATAAAATAAAAGAATGTGTATATTGTGGAATCGTATTCTATGCTAAAGATTATAATTGGTATTGCAGTGATATATGTAAAGCTATTATGAAGAAAGAAAAACAAAAGATACATAAAAGACTAAGAGAAGCTAAAGCTAAAGAAAATGGGAAGATAGAGTGGAACATATCATTAGAAAAGTTAACACAAAGGGATAAAGGAGTATGTAAGATATGCGGAAGAGAAGTAGATATCAATGACTATTATTATAGTGATGAAGGGTATTTTATAGCTGGTAATAATTATCCAAGTATTGATCATATAATTCCATTAGCTAAAGGTGGAACTCATACATGGAATAATGTTCAGTTAGCTCACAGATATTGTAATAGCATTAAGAGCGACAATATAATAGAACAAGAAGAAAAACAAAAGCTGGTTTTAGAATTTTAATACTTCTATGCAAAATTGATTGTATGGAAGTATTTTTATTTTAAATTATTTAAATCTAATAAAATACCCCCCTAGGGATATATAGGGGGTAAAATTTTTGGGGGACTAATCAAGGCGAGGGGGAGTAGACAAACGAAAAAAAACTCCCTAAATGAAAATTTGAATTAAAATAAGGAGGTGAGAATATGGTGAGGCCGAGAGAACCAATAAAGTTGATTCAAGCTAAAGGTAAAAAACATCTTACAAAAGACGAAATTGAAAAAAGAACAAATGAAGAATTAGATGTAAATTTGAAAAACATAAAACCACCAACTTATTTAACAGCTGCAGAAAAAAAGACATTTGAACAAATATCAGAAAAACTTTTATCAGTAGGAATAATGACCGAATTAGATGAAGATTGTTTAGCACGATATATAATAGCAAGGAGATTATATATTGAATATACAAAGACATTAACAACTATGATAAAAAAACATAAAAAAGAAGAAGAGGAAATTGATATTGATGATATAAATAAAATGCAAAATATGCAAGACAAAGTATTTAAACAATGTCAAAGTAGTGCCAGAGACTTAGGATTAACTATAAGCAGTAGATGCAAGTTGATAGTACCTAAGTTAGAAGAAGATGATGACGATGAATTATAACAAACATATACAAGAATATTTAGATATTGTAGATAATGATATAATTCCTGTTTGTAAAGAACAAAAGTTGTTATCGAAATTCATAAAAAATATATTTGAGACAGAAAATCTTATTATAGATGATGAAAAAGTAGAAAAATATTTTTCATATCAGAAATATTTCCCTTTTGATTTATTTCCATGGGAACGATTTTGCTTTGTATTACATAATTGTGTATTTAAAGAAAATGGGTTGCCAAGATTTGCAGATTTATTTATTTTAGTTGGCCGTGGCTCAGGTAAAAATGCTTATTTAGCATATGAGGATTTTTGTCTAGTTACTCAAACAAATGGGATAAAGAATTATGACATAGATATATCAGCAAATAGTGAGGACCAAGCAAAAACTACTTTTATGGATATTTATAATATATTAGAAGATCCTAAGCTAACAAAAAAAATGAAGAAAAATTTTTACTGGAATAAAGAAGAAATTATAAATCTTAAGACTAAAAGCAAAATTAAATTCAGGACTAATAATCCAAAAGGAAAAGATGGATTAAGAAGTGGTAAAGTTGACTTTGATGAGATACATGCTTATCAAAATTGGGAAAATATAAATGTATTTACTACAGGACTAGGGAAAAAAGACCATCCAAGACGAACATATATAACAACTAACGGAGATGTAAGAGATGGGCCATTAGATAATTTATTAGAAAAAGCAATGTTAATCTTAAATGGAGAGGTTGAAGATAATGGATTTTTACCTTTTATTTGTAGATTAGATGATGAAGAAGAGGTCCATGATTCTAATAATTGGGCAAAGGCTAATCCTAGTTTACCTTATAGACCTTCTCTTATGGAACAAATGAAGAAAGAATATGAAGATTATAAGATAAATCCTTATGTAAATAGTGCATTTATGACTAAAAGAATGAATATCCCAAAAGGAAGTAAAGACATAGAAGTTACTACATGGGAAAATATATTAGCAACAAATAAAGAAATACCTAACTTAGAAGGTGCAAGTTGCACTATAGGAATAGATTACACAAAAGTTAATGACATGATGAGTGCAGGATTACTTTTTTTAAAAGGTGGAGTATACTATTGGATAACTCATAGCTGGTTTTGCACTAATTCTAGAGACAAAGATAGGATAAAAGCACCTTTAGAACAATGGGCAAGTCAAGGGCTATTAACAATCATAGATGATATTGAAATTAACCCAGATATGGCTACAGAATGGATACAAGAGCAATTAATTAAGTATAATTTTTTAAAATTAGGAGTAGATAATTTTAGACTTGCATTACTAAGTAAATCTATAAAGAATATTGGAATAGATGCATCTGATAAAGAACAGGTTAAAATAATTAGGCCAAGTGACATTATGAAGATTGTACCAGTAATAGATAGTTTATTTAATAATCATCAAATTGTATGGGGAGATAATCCTCTAATGAGGTGGTTTACAAATAATACAAAGTTAACTGATAAGACTTTAGGAAACTATGTATATGATAAGATAGAGCCTAAAAGCAGAAAAACAGATGGATTTATGGCTTTTGTTCATGCTATGATTGCAGCACAAGATACATTAGAGGATGAGGATAATTCAGAATTATTCTTTATGTCACCATTAGTATTCTAAAAGGAGGTGAGAAAATTGTGAGCATAAAAACATGGTTTAAAGACTTTCTAGGAAATGCTAAAGATGAAAATGGGGAAATAATAGAAAGTGTAATAGAAGAAAAAGTACAGGAAATATATTATAAAGAATTAGCAATACAGACAGCTATAACATATATTGCTAATGCATTAAGCAAATGTGAAATAAAAATATATGAAAATAACAAAGAAGTTAGAAATGACATATACTATACATACAATATATCCCCTAATGTAAATGAAAATAGCAGTCAGCTATTACATAAAGCTATTGAAAAAATGGTATATAATAAAGAAAGTTTATTAGTAGAAGCTACTCCTAATAATTTATATTGTGCAGATAGTTATGTAGTAGATGAATATCCAATCAAAGGCAATTTATATAAAGGAATTTCAATTGGAAATTTACAGTTAAATAAAATTTTTAAAAGTGATGAAGTACTACGATTGCAGCTTAATAATACAAATATAAAAAATTTAATTGACGGATTATATGAACAGTATGGAGAATTAATGAGTTATGCTGCCAAAAATTATAAGAAGTCAAATGGAACAAAATATAAAATGATATTTGAAAATATTAAAGCTGGAGATAAATCTTTTCAAGAAAATTATGAAGAGGTTATAAAAAAACAACTTAAAAGTTTTATGCAAAATGAAGATTCTGTATATTTACAATTTAAAGGATATGATTTGCAAGACGTTTCACCAACAACAAATAAAGATAGTTCTGATTTTAGAAATCTTAGAAAAGAAATGTTTGAAATAGTAGCACAGGCTTTTCAAATACCAGTGAGTTTAATGCTAGGTAATATTACAAATATGAATGAAATAGTAAAAGTATTTCTTACATTTTGCATAGATCCAATAGCAGAAATGCTATCAGAAGAAATTACAAGAAAAACATATCCTGGATATTTAGAGTGGTCAAAAGGAAATTATGTTAAGGTAGATACATCTACAATTAATCACATTGATATTTTAGATGTAGCAGAAAAAGCAGATAAACTTATAGCATCTGGAACCTGCTGTATTGATGAAGTAAGAGAAATAATAGGATTTGATAAACTTAATACTAAGTTTAGTCAACAACATTTTATAACGAAGAACTATGATACAGCAGAAAATAGACTAATAGGTGACAAATAAAGGAGGTGAATAAAATGAAAAGTAAAAAATATTTTCAACTGACTCAAAATAATAATGAAGTCGATATTCAAATTTATGGAGATATAACATCGTGGGATTGGTTTGAAGGAGAGATATCAAGTTATACATTATCTAAACAAATTGAAGAATTAGACTGTGATAAAATAAATGTCTATATAAATAGTTATGGTGGTGAAGTTAAAGAAGGATTAGCAATATACAACCAACTAAAAAGACATAAAGCAACAGTAAAAACTGTATGTGATGGATTTGCATGTAGTGCTGCTTCAGTTGTATTTATGGCAGGAGATGAAAGAGTAATGTCTACAGCATCATTATTAATGATACATAATGCATGGAGTTGGACAAGTGGAAATGCAAATGAACTAAGAAAACAAGCAGATGATTTAGATAAAATAACTCAGGCCAGTATTAATGCTTATATGCAAGAAGTAAATATAACAGAAGAAGAGTTAAAACAGATGCTTGATAATGAAACTTGGATAACACCACAGGAAGCATTAGAAATGGGATTTTCAACAGCTATTGTAAATGAAAAAGAAGCTGAAGAAGTTAGTCAATCTGTTAAAAAATCATTAATGAAGTTGATTTTAAATTCTAAATCTAAAAAAGATGATGAAGATGATAAAGAAAAATATGAAAAACCAGAAGAACATATTGAATATCATTATATGAATTGGATAAAAAAAGACTAGAAAATCTAGCCTTTAGTGTAACTATCAAGTAACATTTTAATTGCTTTATCTAGTAGTCTAGATATAGGAATTGAAGTATCCTTTGATAGTTTTTTTAATTCCTCATAAAGTTTTTTATCAACAGCGCTATTTGGAATTATTCTATTTTTCAAATTTGGATTACCCATAAATATCACCTCTAATTAATTATAAAACTTATTAAATATACTGTCAATTGACGGTCAATTGTGTTATAATATAATTAGAAAACAAATAAAAGAGGTGGTTTTATGGAAAAAAGAAACTTTTCAGTATATAAACATACTTTTCCTAATAAAAAAGTATATATAGGAATAACTGGTTTAAAGCCACAATATAGATGGAATAGTGGAAAAGGATATAAAAACCAACTAGTTATTAATAGGGCGATTCAAAAATATGGATGGAATAATATAGAACATGAAATAATGTTTGAAAACTTCACTAAAGAAGAAGCCAGATTAATGGAAAAAATGTATATTGCTCTATATGATTCAGCTAATCCTCAATATGGATATAATCGAGATTTAGGTGGAGATGTTCCGACAGATGAGGCAAGAAAAAAGATTGGAGAATGGTCTAAATCATTATGGAAAGATGAAAAATATAGAGAAGAACATATAGCAAAATTAAAGGCAGTTTGGAATAAACCAGGATATAGACAACATATGAGTGATGCCCATAAAGGTCAAATTCATAGTGAAAAACATAGGAATACATCTAGAGAAATGTGCAAGAAAAGATGGCAACAAGATGAGGAATACAGAAATAAAATGATAAATATTCATAAAGGTAGAAAAAATTCATCAGAAACAAAACTAAAAATGAGTGAGTCAAGAAAAATTTATCTATCTAATAATCAAGATGCGCTTGAAAATGCTACAAAAGCGAAATATAAAAAAGTTATTTGTTTAAATACAAAACAAGTATTTAATTCAATAAAAGAAGCAGGTGAATGGACAAAAGTAAAAACGGCTAAAAGTAATATAGGAGCTTGCTGCAAAGGAACAAGAAAATATTGCGGAAAACATCCAATAACAGGAGAAAAATTGGAATGGATGTTTTATGAAGAATATTTAGAATTACAAACTAAAAGAACATGTTAAATGTTCTTTTTTTAATATAAAATTATACAAAAAAATTATAATAAGGAGGTAATGAAAATGTCATTACTTGGTATAAACAAATTACAATACAAAAACGTTGCAGAAGAAATGCAACAAGCTATGAAAAATGGAGATGATGCAAAAGTTATAGAATCTTTAGAATCACTTCAAAATACAATAGCCCAAAATATAAAATCAGACTTTGAAGAGTATCAACAAACTCAAGACAAAACTATATTAAAAGACAGAGGATATAGACAACTTACTATAGCAGAAGAAAAATGGTATAAAGGGTTTATAGAAGCATCTAGAAGTCCAAGACCAGAACAATCATTTGCAGACTTTATAAAATCTCCTGAAGGAATAATGCCAGAAACTGTTATAACAGATGTATACAAAGACTTATTAGAAGAACATCCATTATTAACAAAAATAAATTTTGTAAATGCTAAATATATGACAAAATGGATATTAAATGATCACACTATAGATACAGCTGTATGGGGCAAATTAAATACTGCAATAACTAAAGAATTAACTTCTGCATTTAAAGAAGTAGATATAACTCAAAATAAATTATCGGCATTTGCATCTGTGCCTAATGATATGTTAGATTTAGGGCCAACATTTATAGATGCATATGTTAGAACTATAATGAAAGATGCTATAGCATGTGGACTTGAAAAGGCTATTATTTCAGGAAATGGGTTAGACTGTCCTGTAGGTTTAGATAGAGATATACATAAAGGAGTATCATACTCTACTAGTACTGGATATCCTCAAAAATCTGCTATAAAAATAACAGATTTTTCACCTAAAACTTATGGTAATTTAATTTCAAAAATGGCTAAAACAGAAGAATATACAGATGATAATAGTAAAAAACATGGTGGAAGAACTAGAAAATTCGGTTCTGTTTTAATGATAGTAAACCAAGTGGATTACTTAACTAAAATAATGCCTGCTACAACTCTATTAAATACAAATGGAGCATATGTAAAAGATGTATTCCCATTCCCTACAGAAGTAGTAATATCAAATGAAGTAGAAACAGGTAAAGCTATATTATGCCTACCTAATGAGTATTTTATGGCTATGGGTGGAGCAAAAGAAGGAGTTATAGAATACTCTAAAGATTTCCAATTCTTAGATGATGCAACTACTTACAAAATAAAAACTTACGGTAACGGAAAATGTACAGATAATACTTGCTCTTTATTACTTGATATATCTGGATTAGAAGAAGCAGTAATATACACAAAAGTAAAAGGCACTGTATCTACTAAAGAACAAGCTTAATCAAAGAAGGTGATCTTATATGGATAACCTTCTTCAAAGATTAAAAGAAAAATTAAATATTACGTGGACGGAAGAAGAAACAGAAAATCGTTTGAATGCTATTTTAGAAGATGCAAAATCAGCATTAAATTTTAAATTAGGTGCAGAAGTAGATTATTCTAATGGAATGGAAAGAAGTTTATTGCTTAATTATTGTATGTATGAATGGAATAATTGCATTAATGAATTTGACGATAATTATTTCAACAATATTATGCAATTAAGACAAAAATATGAGGTAGAACAAAATGAGGACATCTAATTTTAATGATGGATATATAAGAGTTTATAAAGAAAAAAATAAAGAAAGTGACTTTGGAGCTAGAAAAAATATAAAATCTATTGATGATTTAGAGTTTATAGTCAAATTAGCATATAAAGAATGCAATAAAAGGCAACAGGATCTTGATTTTGCAGAAGCTAGAAATAGGTCTTTAAGCTTAAAAATAAAAACAAGATTTTATAGAGATATATCTAACTATGATAAAGTTATTATAAAAAATGTTCTTTACGATATTGTGTACTTTGATATAGATAGAGAAAAGCAAGAAATTTACTTCTATTTGGAAGAGGTGAGAAAGATTGCTTAATGATATAAAACAAGCATTAGAAAAATTAGGATATAAAGCTTATTATGGACGTTCACTGGCAAAACCCAATGATGATTGGAATTATTTTGTCTTTAATAAAAGTAGGACATCTAGATCAGGAACAAATAGAATGGACTATAACAAATATTATCAAGTACATTTTATTTGTGAAGATTATATAGAAGAAGATTTTGAATTTAAAATAATAAAACAAGTAACAAAAGATACAAAATTAAAATTAGCTGATACAGAAATTGTATTTAATTATACAACAAAAAATAATACTGATAGAGTGGTTGAAATTTGCACAATAGAATTTACAAAAGCTAAAAAAGGTTGTGAATTATAATGGCAGGGATAAATTTTTCATTAGAGTATGAAGACGTACAGAAAATACAACAAGCTATAGGAAATTATGAAGATAAAGCTGAGGACGTAATAAATAAATACATACATGGAGAAGGAAAAAACAAGTTAATAAACTCTATACATAATTGTATACCTGTATCTGATAGGAATAAAAAGCATGCAAGAGATGCAGATTCATTAACGAGTAAAAATTTCAATTTAGGAATAAGAATTACAACAAAACAAAAATATAATTACTTAGTATTCCCTATGACAGCCAGTGGTACAAGTCAAGGTAAAAGTGAAAAGCCATTTATGGAAGAGGGGGTTAAAAAAGTAAAAGATAATGTTGTAAATGAAATTTTAGATAAATTAAGAGAGGTGAATATATAGATGTCAACTTATAATCAATCATATTCTGATTACGAATTAAAAGAAGCTACAGTTAAATTTGAGGGTGAAAATGAAATAGCATCATCAAAAGTAGGATGTGTAGGTTCCCTTGAAGAAACAATGGATACTAGAACTGTTATAAAGAAATGTGAAGGAATAGTAGTAAAGAGTGTTACAAAAGGAACTGGTTCAGGAAGTTTAAAAGTAAGCTTACATATGATGTGGCCAGTATATGTTAAAGCATTTGGAATGGATTTTAGTAATCAATTAGCACCAGGAGTATATGCATATGGTAAGAATAGTAAGCACAGAAGATTTTTACTAACAGGAAAAGTATTAGATGAAGATGATAATGAAAAGCTTGTAGCATACCCACAATGTTCAATATCGTCTGGGAAAGCAAGAAAGATAAAAAATGGATCTGAAGAAGTAGCAGAAATGGAATTAGATATAGCAGTATTCCCAGATGAAAATGGGCAAGGTGTTTATGAATGTATGGTAGCTGAATTAGAAGAAGGTTCAGAAATTGCTACAAAATGGCTGACTGGATTTACTCCAGACTTAGTTAAAAAAACTGCTTAAGAATAACTTAGAAAGTGAGTAAAAAAATGAAATGTACATTTAAAGAATTAACATTAGAAAATGGAGAAGTTATAAAATTAACTCTAAATTTTGCTAGATTATTGCAGCTAAAGAATAAAAGAAAAAAAGAATATGAAGAATACAATAATATATATGTAAAAGAAGATAAAGATGCGACCTTTAGTTCAATCACGATTTTATATACAGCATATTTATGCGCTAATATAGAACAAGATGATAATACTTTAATGACTAAAGAAGAATTTATGGAAAATATACCACAAAGTTTTGTACTTATAAATAACTTAGCTAATGAATTAGCTAATCCAAAGCAAAAAAAAATTTCAGGAGCGCCTTTACCCAAGCAACAAAGAAGATAACAGGGGCTACAAAAATAAGAATACCCAAATTTAAATTAGAGGACATAGAGGATTATTATACCTACTATGTCCTTATTTTAGGTATAAGTGAGGATTTATTTTGGAATATAGATATATCTTCTTTAGAAGGCATAGTTGCTAACAAAGTAGCATATGACAACTACATTAATTATGTAAAACAAAGGGAAATAGAAAGGAGGGGAAGATAAATGGCAAATAAAACACAGGCACAAATAGAATTTAAAGCTGTAACTTCAGAATTTAGGTCTGGTATAAGAGACATAAGTAAAGATATGACTACCTTTTCAAATGAATTGAAATTAAATGCTACTCAATTAAAAGGAAATTCAGATGATATAAATCTATTAGAGCAAAGACAAAATATATTACAACAACAATATGCAGCATCAAGCCAAAAGGTAGAATTATTAAATCAATCATTAGAACAGGCGAAAAATATACTTGGAGAAAACTCCAATGAATACAGAAATCTTAATAATGAGTTACTTAGAGCACAAACTCAACAACAAGCTATACAAAATGAAATAAATCAAACATCACAAAGACTTAATGATTTAAGAAGTGCAAGTCAAGAAGCTGGACAAGAAATAGGACAGTTAGGAAATGATACAAATTCATTATCTAGATTAACTACAGAAATAGATCAGCAACAACAAGAGTTAAATAGACTAAAAGAAGAATATAAAAATGTAGTATTAGAGCAAGGACAAAGTTCAAATGAAGCTCAGCAATTAGCAAGTAGAATAGGACAGTTATCTAATGATTTAAGGGAAAACCAAAATAGATTGCATGAAGTTAGTAGTGCTGCTGATGAATTAGATAACAGTTTAAATGATGCTGCAGATGGAGCACAAGAAGCTGGAAATGCACTAGAAGATGCATTAGCTATAGAAGGTGTAGACGAGTTAACAGATGCATTTAGTGGAATAGCAGACAGTGTAAAAGAATTTGGATTAGAAGGACAAAGTTCGCTTAATCAATTGCAAGCACAATTAGGGCTTACAAACGATGAAATGGGCGAATTTGAAGGAATAATAAATGAAATTTATGCAGATAATTTTGGAGAATCACTATCAGATATAGGCGAGAATATGGCATTGGTACATCAAAACACAGGTTTAGCAGGAGAGGCGCTAAAACAATGTACAGAAGATGCATATCTTTTAAGTGATGTTTATGAAATTGACATAGCTGATAGTACAAAAGCAGCAGATGCATTAATGCAGAAGTTTGGACTTACAGCAGATGAAGCATATAATCTTATAGCACAGGGAGCAGAAAGCGGACTTAATAAAAATGATGATTTAATTGATGTAATTACGGAATATTCTCCTTCTTTTGCTAATGCAGGATATTCAGCTGAGGACATGTTTAATGCTCTTGCAAATGGGGCAGAGACAGGGGCATTTAGTGTAGACAGTTTAGGTGATGCATTTAAAGAAATGAATATAAGAATTATGGACGGTTCAGCCGATGATTATTTAAAAAAGTTAGGGTTTAATGCTGATGAGTTTCGTGAAAAATATGCAAAAGGTGGAGATAGTGCTAAACAAGTCACACAGGAAATGATAGAGCGTTTAAGCAAAATGAAGGATAAGCAAGAACAATATAATGTAGGTGTTGGTATATTCGGAACAATGTACGAAGATAATGCTGCAGAAGCTATATTTGCGTTAGGAGATCTTAATGGAGAGATAGATAATTCTAGAGACAAATTAGGTGAAATGAACAAAGTCAAATATAATGACTTAGGAAGTGCACTTGAAGGAACGAAAAGAATATTACTTACAAACTTACAACCTGCGATAAGTGCAGTAACAAGTGGAATAACAACATTATTACAAAGTTTTGCTAATATGCCTAAACCTGTGCAACTGGTAATAACTGCTGTAGTAGCATTAGGAACGGCTTTTGTAGGAATAACAACAGTTATAGGAATGGTTTCATCTGTAGCTGGAATATTTACATCGGGGTGGAGTGTTCTCACCGGGGTATTTGCAGCAGTTAAGACGGGAGTAATTGCAGCAACAGGTGCTATTGGAGCAATAAGTGCACCAGTTTTAATAGCAATAGGAGTTATAACAGCATTAGTTGCTGTTGGTGTATTACTGTATAAAAATTGGGATACGGTAAAAGCAAAAGCAACAGAGATTTGGAGCGGAATACAAAATATAATAAATACTGTACTAAATACTATACAAAATATAATAAATACTGTACTAAATACTATACAAAATATAATAAATAC